AGCCGTAGGTGATACCCGGCTGATCCCGGTCGCCGCCCTCGACGGTTCGCACCACCTTGGCGATCCGCTCCGCAGCGGGCCGCGTGAAGGTCACGCGCTCAGTCTTCGCCGGTTTGCCGTCTGGCTTCTGGGCCATGCGTCACCTTAGAAGGGAGGCGTGCCGAAATACCCAGCGAACGCCACGGCGGGATTGACGCGACGCTCAAGGATCGCCGGGGCACCGGAGCCAGTGAAATCGCTGTTGAACTTGATACTGCCATCGTCATTCAGCGCCATGACGCTGGCAGACGCCACCTTTTCGCCGTCCTCAGAAAAGACGTAGCACCTCTTCTTTTGGCCGCTGCTGGTGTAGTTCCAGCCGACGTTTGGCAGAAAGAGCTTGTAGCCGCTGGCCTTGTACGAGAGCTCGGCCGTGACCTGCCAATAGTTGACCTGCGCCCCGTTCACCACCTCGGTCGCCTGCTGGCCGCTGATGCCGTGGCACATCCACTGATGAGCACCTGCCCCCAGGAACGAATCAGAGTTCACGGCCCCCGTGACGGCGACGGCGTTGGCAATCGGGAACGCCGAGCGGTTGCCAGAGATCGACAGCCGAAGTTCGCCCTCGATGCCGGTGGCCCCTTCGATGATGTCGCCCGCTGTGTTGATGAGCGGTTTGATGTCGCCGTTGCCGTTCCCGTTGTAGAAGCGGAAGACGGGGATGGAGATGCCGCTCGTGGAGAACGACCAGACATCGGCACGCGAGAGCGGGCTGGCGTTGTATTCCTGCGTGCCGCGCTGCGGCGTCTCGTAGCTGTACGTCGCCTCCGCGTGGAAGCGGTCGGTTTCCGTCACCTGCCCGTTGTGGCAGAGCAGGTAGGCATACTCGGGATGGGCAGCCCCGTGAAAGATGCCGATTGCCCCGAGGATGTCCTGCGTGTTCGTCGGGCCGTCGAGCGTGAGGGCGTACTTGATCTCGGCCGTGGGGCTTTCGCCGAACTTGTGCGAGAACGTGCGCGGCAGGATTTCGCGGTAGGAGAGAACGGCCATGCTACGCCCCCAGGATTTCTACGGGGCTCGCCCCGGTGGCGGCGATCGCCTTGCGGATTTCTTCGAGCTTCGCCAACTGGGCACGCCGCTGCTCCAGGGCCGGGTCTTGGCGGCCGGTGGCCATCGCCAGCAGTTGCGATGCGCCTTCCTGCGTGCGGATGTCTGACACCTGCAAGGCGTTCGCAGACGGCCGGGCCAACTCGGCGGCGATCTCCTTGCGGATGGAAATGCCCTCGGCGGCCAGATTGCGGAGGGCGTTGCGGGCCTCGCCGCCGTCGATCAGTCGCTTGTTGAAAGCCTCGCGCACCGCCTTGAACTGGTCGGCAATGGACGTGGCGGGCTTCAGGATATTCGCATCCACGCCGAGGGCTTGCAGCTGCCGCTCGCGATCCTGAGCCCTCGCCTGCTTCGTGGCCTCGCCCGCGAGCCGCAGCCGTTCATTGGCGGCAGCGATGCTCTTGGCGTCGTTGGCTTGCTTCGCCTGGGCCAACGCATCTTCTGCCGCCCGCAGTTCCTGGCCAATCGCCAGCAAGTCCCGGTTGAGTTGCAGGCGGCTCGTCTCGGCGTCGGTGAGCCCGGCGTTCGCCAAGTCGGCCACTCGCCGCCGGGCCTCTTGGGCGGTGCGAGCGGCAGCGTCGGCCGCAGCCCTGGCCGCATCCGCGTCGGCCCGCCTCGCGTCTGCCTGCTGCCGCAGCGTGTCGCTGAAGGTACGGGCCGCACGGTCCACCTGCTGAATCGCATACTTCTGGTAGATCGTCTCGGCGTTGGCATCGCGGGCCAACTCGGTCAGCCGGTCAAACTGCTGGAGCACCTCGACGGGCACCTGGCCCAGGCCGCCGAGTTCCTGCGCCAGTTGCTTGATGGCCGACTCGGCCTGCGAAAGCGAGTTCTGGGCGAACTCGGTCACGTTGAGGTCGGGCACCTTCAGCGCGTCTTTCGCCCGCTGGCCGAACTCCTGCGTGCTCGCGGTCGCCGCCCGCATCTGCTCTTGGTATTTCTTGATCGCAACCTGCGGATCTTCGACGGCAATCGTCACCTCCGCACCGGCCTGCTTGCTGGCCAAAGCCCACTCCAGCGCGGCCCCAGCCAACAGCCCCAGGCCCACCACGAGCACCCCGATGCCCGTGCTGGCGAGCGCCGAGCGAATCGACACGCCAAGGGCTGCCGTAGCCGTCGCGGCCGTGCCAGCCGCAGCCGAGTAGCCGAAGGCCGAAGCGGTCGCTGCCGCGAAGAACCGCCCGAGGTTGGCAATCCCAGCCGTCACGACTTGGCGATTGATGAACGCCAGATACCCGCCGATGGCCGGGAGGATGTTGCCAGCCAGCGGCAGGGCCGCCGTGGCCACAAGTTGGAACGCAGCCGCGAGGTCAGAGATGGCGGCCGACACAGCCGAGGCCACGGCCTTCACGTCGATGGCGGCGATGAACGAGGCGGCATCCTCGGCCGCCTTGGTGAGAGATGGGGCCAGTTCCGATAGCACGCGAGCGGAGAACGCCTGGAGCGTGAGTTGGGCTTTCTGGAGCGAGTCATCCAGCGTGGCGATCCCGGCCGTCTGCTGCGGGCTCAACACGATCCCGAGCCGCCGCGCCTCGGCCGTCATCTGCTGAAGGTAGCCAGCCCCCTCTTGGAAGATGGGCACGAGTTCCACGCCGCTCTTGCCGAACAGACTGACCGCCGCCGCCGCCTGCTGGGCGGGGTTGGGTAGTTTGCTGATTGCAGCCACGACCGCATCGAAAGCCTGCTCGGGCCGCAACTGCGACAGGTCCGTGATCGACAGGCCGAGTTCCGCGAAAGACTTGATTGCCGTGGCGTTGCCGGTCTGTGCCTCTCCCAAGTTCACGGTGAGTTTCTGCACCGCCTTGCCGAACGTCTCCAGAGAAACGCCCGACTGATTCGCCGCCAGCGAATAGCCTTGGATGATGTCGGCAGAGATGCCGGTGCGCTTCGAGAGATCGTCGATGCTGGCCACCGCACCGGCCGTGCCGCCAATGAACTGCTGAAACGCCCCGGCCGCCGTCCGCACCGTGGCGATGAACGCTCTCGACAGTTCAATTGTCTTGAGTGTCGAAACGTCCTGCTGCGTCTTCTTGGCGGCGTAACCCAACTTCTGTAACTCGACCACCCCGGCATTGATGCCAGCCGACATTTGCGTGGCCGATGCCGACAGTTGAAAGCCAAGGCCGATGGTTGCCATTACTGCTCAAACTTCTTGAGGTCTTCCGCCATGCGGCGGATGGTGTCGCGGACCTGTGAGGGATGCTTGGGGGCTCGGTCTTCGATCGGGATAAACGCTTCCGGGTCTGGTGTCTGCTTCGAGTACGGGGCCAGCACCGACGAGACGATCATGCCGGTCTGTTGCCAAGGGTTGTCGAGCGGGCGAAACCATCGCGTGTAGGCGATCCACTGCGAGAACTCACGCGAGTCCATCGCGTCGATCTCTTCGATGGTTTTCTTGAGGTGTGAAGCCAGGGCGAACTTGAACTGCAAGGTCGGCCTGGCGTTCATTCCCCCGCGAGCTTTTTGATTTCCTCCTCAGTCAGTGCGTTGTGCTTGAGGGCCGCGTGCCACAGGCGGTGCATCACGTCGGCGCTGCGGGACTTCAGGGCAGCCACGCCTTCGTCGCCGGGATAGAGCAGGTTGCCAGCGGCGTCGCAGAGCGTGCGGCTCAAGAGCTCCGAGCGAAAGTCGGGGATGGCCTTGCCGTCGCCTTCGAGCAGCTTGATCTCGTAGGAATCGCGGTCCCCCACGCTCATCAGTCGGATACACACCTTGCCGTCGCCGCCGAGTTCGGGGGCTTCCACGGTGATGATCTTGGCATCGGTTGCGGCGTCGATCTGTTCTCTGGTCAGCGGCATGGTTCACCTAGTAGGAAAGTTTGAGCGTGACGCTGTAACGGGTCACCCCGTTCACTTCGCTGGCCACGCTCACGGACTCCCATACTGCCGAGGCCGTCAAGGATTGGCCGCCGCCAGAGATCGCCACCTCGGCGCGCGTGTTCCAAAGCGCGGTGGAGGTGTTGGCCGCGCCGAGGCACTCCACGGTTACGGAGCCTGGCGAGTCGGTCCAGGCGACGTTGCGCCCCTTGCTGTCGCCACCATAGGACCACGACAGGCCCGTGACCTCTTGGAAGGCCGTGCCGTTCCACGTCACGCTGATGCCTGTGCTGTAACTCGCCACGGGAAGCCCCCTTGGCGGTTAGGCAACCTGGAACGATGCCGAGCCCTTGATGGCGTCGTTCGTGGCAAGCGTGATGGTGGACGACTTGCAGGTGGCACCGGCCGAGAGCGTGATGCCTCCAGCGATCACCAGCGTGCCGGTCGAGCCCTGCGCGATCGGCGTGGCCCCAGCGTTGGCGAGGTAGTCGATGGTGACTTCCTTGCCCGTGTCGCCCGCCGAACCCTTCAGGGGACGCGACATCGTAGCGACGGTCGCGCCGGTCGTCTGCCCGAGGTGCGACACGTCGATGTTGTCAGTCGCGTTGTTGTCCGCAATCGTGTAGGTGATGTTCGTGACGGTGTAGCCCACGCCTGCAAACGTGAACGTAGAACCGGAACCATCGTGCGGAGTGGCGGGCATGCTTTATGTCTCCTAGCTTTCGATCCAGAACGTGTCGTACTGCTGGGTGATCTGATAGGCAGGCGGGAGTTCCGCACCCGCCAGCGTCACAAAGTCGTCGG